CAAAGAAAGAAAGCGAAGCTGAAGAAGTACCCAAAGAAGCAGCCTAGCAACAACAACAACCCCGCGTAAAGCGGGGCAACAACCCCGAAAGGTTGCCCCACGGCAACCCTTTTGGGGGATCAAAGACAAACAACTAGGAGAAAACAATGTTGGCTCTAATAGATGGCGACATCGTTGCTTACCGCTGTGCAGCGTCAGCGGAGAACGAGGATAGGGATATAGCGTTTATACGTACTAGGGTGATGATGAGGGACATCCTGGATGAAGTTAACGCTACTGGTCACAAGGTCTTTTTGTCTGGAGGCAGGGAAGACAACTTCAGGATGAAGGTAGATCCTGAGTACAAAGCCAACCGAAAGGACACCATACGTCCACAACACTTAGATGCCACCAAAGAGTTCTTAGTAACAAATTGGCAAGCTCAAGTTTGCAAAGGCTACGAAGCTGACGATGGTCTAGGCATGGAACAGAAGTTTGAAGGCACAGTTATCTGCTCCATAGACAAAGATCTGCTTCAAGTACCAGGTTGGCACTACAACTTTGTCAAGAAAGAGATGGTCAAAATTACCCAAGATGAGGGTTTTAAGCGGTTCTACCTTCAAGTGCTTACCGGAGACCGTACAGATAACGTCTTTGGCTTGTCTGGGATAGGCCCAGTGAAGGCTGGCAAGCTTCTTGAGGGTCTCCTACCAGAAGAGTACTATGATGCCTGTAGAGCCGCTTACAACGACGATGAGAGGCTCCACAAAAACTGCAAGTTACTGTGGGTTTGGAGAGAAGCTAACCAGATTTGGGAGCCACCAAAAGACTATGCTAAAAAAGAAGAGAGCAAAAAAGAAATACCCCAACAAGAAGCACCGATCCAAGTTTGAAACCAGTTTTAACAACCTCTGTATTGTGAATGGGTATACCCTCGGTTATGAGACAAGTGTCCTGCCTTTTGTTACACCGCCCGAAAAAAGAAGGTACTACCCAGACTGGACAATTAAAGAAGGGTGGTACATTGAGACCAAAGGTCGCCTTGATGCAGCCGGAAGAAAAAAACTCGTTTTCATCCGACAGCAGCATCCAATGGCTAGGATACTTGTTGTCTTCCAACGACACCAAAACAAGATCTACAAAACCTCAAAAACAACCTATTCTCAGTGGTGCGACAAAGAAGGTATCGAATGGTGTGACTTCAAGCAGCCCGAAAGGATACTTGGGTTTATCCAGGAAGCGTTAGGAAGGCCAGAGCCTTCGTAAGAAACACGGTATAATGTTTGTGCCAGCGTGTGATAGTCCCGTAATCCCTCCCTTACGGGCGTAAAGGGTTTTCATCCTAGTTTACCTTTTTTACACGCTGGTTTTTTTTTAATCGTCAAAGTCATCAACAGCGTCACCAAACTTGATGGTAGCTGTGTCTCCAGCCTTAAGAGCTGAGTCTAATTTCATAAAGAACCGTACGTAGGCTTTAGCGTTGTCACCTACGTAATCGTTACCAGCCCACACTGTTCCTAGCAACAAAGCTCCAGGAGGATTATTCTTGGTGTTACCTGCATGTATGACTGTCTCTTTAATCTCAGGGACATCTAGGATCTTTGGCAAATCTCTTTGAAAGTCTTTTGCGTATTCAACCCTAAGGTCGTAAGTGTTCTTAGGAACAATGCCGTTCTTCTCAATAACGTAACACTGGTATTGACCATTCAAATACATCTTAGACACAACATACTTGTTACTGTATTCAAATCGTTTAATGTCTATTTGCATATAGAATTAATCCGTAGTTACTTTTAGACCTACAGTTAAACCTTCTGAGAAGGTAATAGTAGTTGTATTAGTCTCAGTATAAGCAACGTTGTATTGTTGCAGTATGCCGTTAATCCACACGCTCATAGTGCCACCCAGAGTATAGGCAGGTACAGTAAAGACCGTCTGACCTGCTGTAGCAGTCTGTGTGGTCTTGCCAGAGACTAAATTATATACAACACTATTAACATCATTAAGCCAATCAGCCTGTATAACAGTAACTTTGTCCACAAAAACGGTACTAGTCATTTAGAGTATCTCCAGTATTTTATTTGTTACAAATTACCTTCGGACACCCATGTCCCAGGTGTGCCCGCAACAGTACACGCCCATGCTTTGGGCTGCCCAACAACGGGCGTCGAGTTAACGCAGCGATCACCTACCGCCCATGTGCCGGTAGTCGGTGCAGCAGTGCCAGCAACAATCAAGATCGTTCCGTAATAACCAATTATGTCTGCGCCCAATCCTTTTGCCAAAGAGATTGCAGTAAACGGTCTGTCTGTTGGGCTGTTTTGGCCGAGATACCCACTCGCACCGCCAGCACCAGCAGACCATGACCACCATTTAATTTTGCCTGACGCGCTGCTAAGATAGTTTGTGCCAAAAAACTTAGTGTTTGCCAAATAAATAAATACTGCATCAGTCGGTATGTTGGTAACAATTTGATCGTATACCAAAAGATTTTCAATTGTTGAAGATTGAAAGCTGGCAGCTTGTCCTTGATTGGCAATATAAGTAGTTCCTGCGCTGATAATGAGACTGGTGTTTTTTACATACGCACCGCCAGAAATAAGACACGCCTGTTGCTTGGTTGCGATAATTGTGCAATTTTCTAACAATACATTTGGAACCGTATCAAACTGCACAACAAAACCACTGTCATAAGTTGCACCCGTTGGACTTAACGAGTTTTGATCGGTAAATTTGCAGTTAAAAAACTTGGTTGCGTCGTCTGGATTGGTAGCACTTGAATACACGTTTACAGAGCTGCCAACCATCAAACAATCGTAAAACGCTATTTTTGGCTTACGCGGCCAAATAGCCCAGTTTGTTGTTCCGATAAATTTACAACGAATGAAAGTTACGCCAGAAGTGTCGCCTGAGTCAGCAACCATTCCAACACCAGCATTATTTACCATTTCGCAGTCAACAAAACTGACTTGTCGAATGACTGAGCTTTCGGCTTCTAAATCAACACCAGAGTTAGGTGACGAAGAAAACGCGCCTTTACCCGTGTTATTAAATTTACAGCCAATTGCAGTAAGCCCGTTTGCGCCAACAACCGAAAGACCTTGACGTGAATTGTATTCACACACTACGTTGGTCAGCGTAGTTGGCTTTAAGGGCGAAGTTTCGGTCAATCCAGTGTATCCGATAGCCACACCATCCAATCCTTGATGATGCGAATAGACATTGGATATGTTCAAAATATCGCAGCCATAAGACAAAATGCCATATGCAACGCATTGATACCCAGTATCGCCCCACTGACCGCCGACAACCAAGTTGCTGCTGTTACCGTCAAGTTCTACCGAACCACAAATAGTGACGTTTGCGTTGTTGCTAAGAGAGATTAAACACCCAGGATTAGCTTGATAATCTGCATTGGTGAAAGGCAATGAACTTGGCGTATACGAGGCACCTGTCACAGGGTTAAACGACCCAATCTTTAATCCGGCCACCAACTTCATCACTGCGCCTTGAAACTCAATAACCACCGGCTTTGTACAGCCGTTGATATACAAGACGTTGGTGCCTTGATACGAATAACCTATACCAGTAGCGCCTGCAAAAACCTGACTGCCGACCAAATACGTTCCGGCAGGCACAATTAATTTGCCGCCAGACTTCGCATTAATGTATGCCGCCGCCGCAACAAAAGCTGCGGTGCTGTTTGAAACGCCAGTTGGATCAGCGCCGTAGTCAAGCACGTTAACTGGCGCACCAGTAATCATTGAATAAGAAACTTTTGTAAGCGACATTTTTAATCCTTAGACATACTACGGTTTAATTAAACGAAGTAGCAGGTTTATTTATTTTCCAGCGTTGCAATTCTAACAATCAATAATTCAATAGCCGCCAATGCTTTTTGGCCAACGGCGAAAGAGTTACGCTCATATTTGCGGTTCCTTAATTGAATTCTGATACGCTGCAATCACTTCCTGTGTCCATACCGTATTGCAGATCGCCACAACCTTATCCGGCACATCCGTCAGGTCTTGCGCTGGTGTCAGGCTACTGCGGTGGTAGGTCTTGGTCAATTCAATTCCATCTTCAATGATGCGTGTGGCTTCACGATAGAGGACAATACCGTTTTCAGTAACGGTAATTTGGTCAATTGCGGTTTCTTTGGTGATTGCCATTATTGAATCCTTTAAACGGCATACGTTCCGGAAAATGTTAAAAATTTTCCACTCATTGTTGCATTGGTTACGTTTACGCCAGGTATCAACAAAAATACGTTTGTTGTGTTTCCAGATAAATAAGTAAAACTAGCAACAGAAGCGTCGCTATAGATGACGGATAAATATATTGAATCAGCGGATGCAAAAGGAAAATTTGCAAATTGAGCAACTGCACCACTAACAGTTACAGGATAAGTAATATTGCCCTGAATAACAACTACGCGACCTATTTTTGTATATCTGCAATTACCGGTTGTAAAAGACAGGCTGGCACCACTAGCGTCTGTTGGCGTCCACGTTCCCTCCTCATAATCATCCAGCGTATTCGCGTCTGACGATGCGGACTGTGTGGCGGGAAATGATATACCAGCACCGGAAGCAGAAGGTGTTACACCACCAACACCTAATGTAGTACCGACTTTCCCCGTTGTGGTTGCACTCAGCGTTCCCGTAACTGCTAGGCCGGTGGAGGCGAATGACGCAACCTTAGCATTATTTACAACTATCTCGACCGGCACATTAACGTAAGAACCTAAAACAGTTGCATACGCCGTTGTTCCCGTTCCTAGTTCTGCGCCA